GACGTGACCGAGCAGTACGAGCTGCTGGCCGCCGAGACCGAGGACGGCCGCGTCGGCTTCACCGTCATGCGCAAGGCCGCCGAGCCCGTGGGGGACTGACGCCATGGGCATCAAGCTGGCAGGGATCGACGTGTCCGGCATCGTGAAGACGGAGCTGGGCGACAAGGTGCTGACCGACGCCGCGCACGTGGTGACGTTCCACGAGCGCGTCGCCGGCACGCGCACGCCGTCCAACCTGGGCGGCGGCACGAACCCGACCTACACGCCGCACACCTGCAAGGGCTTCATCGACAGCAAGAACATCACGAAGGTGAAGGACACGCTGGTGGAGGACGGCGACCAGATCGTGGTGCTGCTCGGCGACACGATCAACGACGGCAACACCGTGCCCGGCACCGACGACCAGGTGACCGCCGAGGGCACGCGCTTCGCGATCAAGGCCGTGGACCGCGACCCGGCCGCGGCGACCTACACCCTGCTGGTGAAGGCCGTCTGATGGCGATCACCGACCCCGAGACCAGGATCAGCTCGCTGATCCGCAGCGGCCAGGCGAAGATCACCGAGGAGTTCTTCGCGGCCCTGCTGCTGGTGCGGAACAGCATCGACCTGGACGAGCTGGCCACGCTGCTGGAAGCGGGACGGTTCGACGAGGCTTTCCGCGTCGTCGGCCGCGCCGCGGGCCGGCTCGGGGTGTCGTGGGCGGACGTTTACACGGTCTCCGGCAGCTCGACCGGCGACTGGCTGACGCGCGAGGTGGGCGAGGTGGTGATCAGCTTCGACCAGACGCACGAGCGCGCGGTGCGGATCATGCGCGAGAACCAGCTACGGCTGGTCCGCGAGTTCACCGAGCAGCAGCGGCTCGCCACCAACCAGGCGATCGTGCGCGGCATCACCGACGGCGTCAACCCGCGCGAGATGGCCCGGGCGTTCCGGGACAGCATCGGGCTGACCCAGAACCAGGAACGCTGGGTCGCCAACTACGAGCGCGCCCTGCGCGACCTGGACCGCGGCGCCCTGGAGCGCGCCCTGCGCGACCGGCGCTTCGACCGCACCGTGCAGCGGGCGATCGAGGAAGGCCGCCCGCTGACGCGGGGCCAGATCAACAAGATGGTGAAGCGATACCGCGAGCGGGCGATCAAGTACCGCAGCGAGGTGATCGCCAGGACCGAGTCGCTGAAGGCCACGCACGCGGGCGTGCGCGAGATGTACGACCAGGCCATCGACGCCGGGCAGCTCGACCCGCAGCAGCTCGTGCGCATCTGGAACACCGCGGGCGACGATCGCGTGCGCGCCCTGCCCCAGGACCAGACCAGCCACGAGTCCATGCACAACCAGGAACGGATGTGGGGCGAGCCCTTCACGTCCGGCGCCGGCAACCAGGCTTTCGATCCCGGCACTTTCGGGGTGGCCTACGAGGACATCCAGTGCCGCTGTGTCGTCTCGACCCGGATCCTGACGCCCGAGGAGATCGGGCAGGCCGGGCTTTCCGTCCAGATCGTCAACGTGTAGGAGAACCACATGGCACTTCGGAATTACGTCACCCACCCCAGCGACAACTCGCCGCTGGTCGCGCACGTCGTAGACGGCGCCCTGCAAGTCGAGGAAGTCAACCCCCTGAACGCGAAGGGCGCGCCGTTCTCGGCCCGCACCGGCCTGGCGTTCACGAGCGTGTCGGCGGCGGACACGCCGATCCTGTCCGTGCAGCACGCTGGCGTCGGCGGGCTGTCGATGCTGCTGCGCCAGCTCGAAACGTACTGCGACGGCAAGGGCATCGCCGTGGTGGACCTGGTGTTCGGCGGCACGCTGACCGGGCCCAGCTTCTCGCCGATCGCCGGCTCGGACTTCGAGCTGGACCTGGCGGCGACGGCCATCAGCGGCGGCACCGTGATCCAGTCCATCATGGTGGGAAGGGACACCACGGGCCGCCTGTTCGACGACCTTTCCAGCGCGCTTCAGATCGACAGCGGATCCCCCGGCCCCCTGTCCATCGTCGTGTCCCCGGTGGACGACGACGTGGACGTGCTCGGCACCCTGTCCTGGCTCGAATCCTGACCTTGACCCCCGGCCCGATGCGGCCGACACTACGGACCGATCCCATGGACCAACGATTCCAGACCGAGACCCAGATTCTGAAGGTCAGCTCCGAGCTGGGGCTGATCTTCGGCTTCGCGGCCATCTGCAAGGTGGACGGCGAGGACTTCTACGACTCGGACGACGAGCACTACCCCGAGGAGTCGATGCTGGCCGACAGCACCGAGTTCGCCAAGTCGAGCCGGGTCGGCTGCCTGATGCACGAGCGCGACGCCGCGGGGCAGCCTGTCCAGTCCGGCGGCGTGATCCACACTTTTCCCCTGACGACCGAGATCGCCGCGGCCCTGGACATCTCGACCAAGCGCACCGGCCTGCTGATCGCCTACGCCCCGGACGACCCGGCGGTGCTGGAGAAGGCCCGGAACGGCGACTACGCCGGGTTCTCCATCGGCGGCGCGATCCTGGACGCCGAGTACGAGGACTGACGACATGGCCCGATTCGACGGCAAGACCCAGCGGCGGAAGCTGAAGAAGCTGCGCCTGGACGAGATCAGCCTGGTGGACCTGCCCGCGCACGGGCCGGCCCAGGTTGCAATCCTGAAGCGCGCGGACGATGATTCCACGCAGAAGCGCATGGCGATGACCAGCCCGACGGACGGGCACGTCCACGTCCTGGCCCTGTCCGACGCCAACTCGGACCTGAAGTCGGGATCCACGAGCTGGTCGGACGACCACGCGCACGACTGGATGATCGACGAGCAGGGCAACCTGGTGATCGGCGAGGCCAACGGCCACAGCCACCAGGTGGCGCTGCTTTCCAAGGAACAGGCCCAGGGTATCAAGGCCGCCCTGGAAACCGAGACGAGAAAGGCCGACACTACCAACCCCGCCGAGGAGACCCCCGGCAATCTTGAGGATCAGAACATGACCGACAAGAACGACAAGAACGCCGTCGAGATTCCCGAGGCGGTGCAGGGCCAGCTCGACGAGCTGTCCGCGAAGAACGCGCGCCTGGACGCGATCGTCTCCCTGTCGCCCGAGCAGCGGGCGCACTTCGACACGCTCAAGGGCGAGGACGCCGACGCCTTCCTGAAGGCCGAGGACAAGGACGCGGTCGTCAAGAACGCCGAGTCCGAGGACCCGGTGGTCTACAAGACCCTGTCCGGCCGCGAGCTGCGCAAGTCCGCGGGCGAGGACATGATCGAGATGGCGAAGGAGCTGGACGCCGAGAAGCGCCAGAACCTGGCCAACCAGGCGATCGCCAAGCGCACCGACCTGGTCAAGCGCGCGGGCGAGACGTTCGAGCACCTGGCCGGCGAGGCCGACGCGAAGGCCGACCTGCTCGGCGCCGTCGAGTCGCTGCCGACCGAGAAGCGCGCGGCCGTCCTGGAGATCCTGAAGTCGCACGACGCCGGCATGGCCAAGGCGTTCGGCGAGGTCGGGACCAGCGACGCGGGCGACGGCAACGGCGCCGACGCCAGCACGAAGATCGAGGGCATCGCCAAGCGCCTGCGCGAGGCGGACCCGAAGCTGACCGCCGAGCAGGCGTACGTCAAGGCCCTGGAGACCCCCGAGGGTCGCGAGCTGCACGCGCAGCTCGTCGGCTGATCCCCTTCCCCCAACCCCAACAAGTAGGAATCCAACAATGGCACGTGCAGAGAACGTCCAGACCATTTCCGGGATCGCGGGGGAAACCCTGGCGATCTACCGCTTCGTGCAGCTCCAGTCGGACGGCAAGTTCGACCTGGGCGGCGCGTCCGGCGACGACGAGCGCATGGACGCCGTCACCGCCGAGGCCGCCGCGGCCGAGGACGACGTGGTCGCCCTTCAGCCCCTGTCGTCCCCGACCGTGATGAAGGTCGAGGCCGGCGAGTCCATCACGGCCGGCGCCCTGATCGCCGCGGCGCAGGACACCGGCAAGGCCCTGGTCGCTTCGGCCGCGGGCTCCGGGCTGTACTCGTGCGGCGTCGCGCTGACCGGCGGCGAAGACGGCGAGATCATCGAAGTGCTTCTCCACCTTTGCGCCAACCAGGCGTGATCGTCACCCTGACCCCCAACCACCAAGGAACAGACCAATGACCGACAAGATCCAGAAGTCGATCAACCAGCCGGGCCGGGGCGATGTCCACGTCGACAAGCCCCTGACCCAGATCGCGATCGCGTTCGCCCAGAACCCCGACATGTTCATCGCCGACCGCGCCTTCCCGGTGCTGCCGGTGCAGAAGCAGTCGGACGTGTACTTCACCATCCCGCGCGGGGCCTGGTTCCGCGACGAGATGAAGAAGCGCGCCCCGGGCACGCTGTCCGCCGAGCGCACCCACGAGGTGTCGAACGACAACTACCAGTGCGACGTGTGGGCGCTCCACGAGAAGCTGGCCGACCAGGTCCGGGCGAACTACGATTCCCCGCTCCAGGCCGACCGGGAGATCACCGAGGGCCTTTCCCAGGCGGGCATGATCCGCAAGGAAGTCGAGTGGCGCGACACGTTCTTCGTGACGAGCCAGTGGACCAACGAGGTGACCGGCGTCGACTCGGCCAGCCCGGGCGCGACCGAGGTCGGCCGCTGGGACCGCGCGGACTCCACGCCGATCAGCGACATCCGCACGGGCAAGCGCACGGTGCAGGCTTCGACGGGCTTCCGCCCGAACAAGCTGGTGCTCGGCCGCGAGACGTTCGACGCGCTCCTGGACCACCCGGAGATCGTCGGCCGGCTCGACCGCGGCCAGACGACCGGCCCGGCGATCGTGCAGCGCGAGGCGCTGGCGGCGCTGTTCGAGCTGGACGAGGTGCTGGTCATGGACTCCGTCATCAACTCGGCAGTCGAGGGCGCCGCGGACGACATCGACTTCGTCGCGGGCAAGCACGCCCTGCTGCTCTACGCCCCGCGGAGCCCCGGGCTCTACGTCCCGTCGGCCGGCTACACGTTCTCGTGGACCGGACTGCTCGGCGCGGGCGCGCTCGGCATGCGCATGAAGCGCATCCGCGACGAGAAGCGCGAGTCGGACATGCTGGAGATCCAGATGGCCTTCGACCAGAAGCTGGTCTCGGCCGACCTGGGCTACTTCTTCCTGACCGTCGTCAACTGATCGCCCGCCCCCTGACGGGGGCCACCGGATTCGGACCGTCATAGTTACGGCCGCCCTTCGTCGGCGCTTCGGCGCCGGCGAGGGGCACCTTACAACGCGAGGAAGCGAAGCATGGGATACGGCGCAGAGATCATGCCGGCCGGCCACGCCGAGGCCGTCACCACCGGCGACACGTCGGCGAACAACTTCAGCCGCGAGGCCGAGGCCCTGTACGTCGGCGGCACGGGCGACGTGGCGCTGGTGCTTCCCAGCGGCACCGCCATCACTTTCGTGGGTGTTCCTGCCGGCACGATCCTGCCCGTGCGGTGCATCCGAGTCAACACCAGCAACACCGACGCCACCAGCATGGTGGCCCTGATGACGAGGGCACGATGACCTTTCAGACCAAGCAGAAGGGGCAGATCCCCAACCTGCGGGACGGTTCCCCGCTCCTGACGCCCGGCTCCGGCATGGGCTTCGACCTTTCGCACGTGGCCGTCCAGAAGGCCACCATCAAGCTGACCGGCCAGTCCCTCGCCATCGACGAGGCGGACGACTACGGCAGCCTGAAGCTGTGCGACCTTCCCGACCGGAACATCCACCTGCTGGCCGTCGAGGCCGACCTGTCCCTGGTGAAGGGCGGCGTCGCCAACGGGCTGGAAGCGGCGGTGGACGTGAACGTGGCCATCGGCTCGGCGGCGGCGACCGCCATCGACCTGACGACCACGGCCGCGGAGAACGACAAGATCGAGTCCACGGCCCTGACCGACAACAGCCTGACGGTCGCGCTGGCGGCGCACAGCCAGGCGCAGACCGGCGACGGCGCGATGCCGCAGCAGCTCGCCGACGGTGCGAGCAGCGGCCTGTGGCTGAACGCGAGCGTGACCGCGGGCATCACCGCCAGCGACGCGCTGGCCTGCTCGGGCACGGTCGACCTGTACTACATCGACCTGGGCAACCAGACGAGCTAACGCAAGACCCCGCACCCGAGGAGCACGACATGGCACGCAAGGACTGGAGACAACGCTGGGATCCGAACGCCGAGCTGGTGTTCTGCCGCCGCGTCCGCATCGGCGGGCGCCGCGGCTTCGCGATGCCCGGCGACAAGGTCAGCAAGGCCCTGCGCAAGTCCGTGAAGCCGAACACCCTGCGCCTGTGGTTCGAGACCGGCATCGTGGAGCTGGCGGACTGGACCCCGCCGGAGCCGCAGCGCCGCCGGGCGATCGCCCGGCGCGAGCAGGTGCTGGCTGAACGGCTACGGCGTGTAAACGGCAGCCGGCTGCGCGAGGAGCTGGAGCAGGAGCTGGCGCAGAACGTCGAGGGCTGACCCCGATGCGCCCGCTGTCGAACATCAACCTGGTGATCGGCCGATCGTCGGGGGCGGGCGGCGAGTCCAGCCAGGAAGCGCGCGTGGTCGACTACCTGAAGGCCAAGTGGGGGGTTTCCTGATGCGTCCGCTATCGAACATCAACCTGGCAATCAACCGCGCGCAGCCGAGCAGCGTCCCGATGATCGCGCCGAGCGAGCTGGACAACCTGGACATCTGGTGGGATCCGAGCGACAGCGGCAACCGGACGGCGACGGCCGGCGAGATCACCACCCTGACGAACAAGGGCGACGGCGGCAGCGCCACGCTGCTCGGGCCCGCCGGCTCGTCCACGTCCGGCTACGGCCTGCCCACCATCCTGAAGGAAGCCGGCATCGAGTGGGCCAACTTCGACGGCACCGACGTGCTGCGTCTGCCCGGCACGAACGTGGTCTACCCGCGCGGCTCCGCGTCGTGCTCGTTCGTGGTGGTGTTTCGCACGCAGCAGAACAGCGGCTTCGTCACGTTCATGGGGCAGGGCCTGACCACCGGCACGAGCCCGGGCTGGCTGACCGGCGCGAACCATGACGGCACGCCCGGCACGTGGCAGTTCGCCACGCGCGACGCTAGCCTGGTCGAGACGCACAACCTGCTGGTGACCGACGCGACGCTGTCCGACGGCGAGACGCACACCCTGATCGGCGTGCGCGACAACGCGGCTGGAGCGAACGGCCAGGTGATCCTGTACCTGGACGGCGTCGCCGTGACCAGCGGCAACCTGTCGAGCGGCTACGGCAGCATCGACGAGCCGTACACGAGCGCGTGGGAAGACCTGCTGCTCGGCGCGCGCCCCGCGGGGGGCTCGACCATCTACCAGGCCGGCGCGACGCAGCGCCTGGGCGACCTGCTGATCTTCGGCGACGCGCTGACGCCCGGCGAGGTGACCGGCCTGCACAACTGGCTGGTGGACAAGTGGAGCGACAACGGCTTCCTGCCGACGGACATCAGCGACCTGACCGTGTGGATGGACGCCCAGGCCAACGACACGATCGACGCCACCACCGCGGGCGCGGTCAGCGCGTGGCGATCGCGCGTCGGGAACGTGGCGTGGAACGAGGGCAACGCCAGCAACCAGCCGGCCACCACGCAGATCGTCGACCGGCAGATGCTGTCCTTCGACGGCACCGACTACCTGGACTTCGACGGCACCGACCCCGAGGATCTTCAGCCCGGCAGCGACGACTTCACCGTGGTGGCCGTGTTCCGCGCGACGGACACCGACCGCGGCATTCTGTGGCTCAACGACGACGGGCTCGGCAAGCGGTGGCTGCTGCGCACGCACAGCGCCGGCACGGACCTGGAGTTCTCCATCGACGACAACACGACCGCGCAGACGCTGCAAGCCACGAGCGTGGACTACAGCGACGGCACGGTGCGCGTGGTGATCGCGAGCCGCGACGGCACGAACATGCGGCTGTACTACGGCGACGGTGGCAGCCTGGTCGTTGGTCACCGTGCGCACGACGAGCGGATCGAGCA